TGTAGCAACCAGGTTTGACTCATGCCTTCAGTGGCATAATCAGCATCTTGCACCACATAGTAGCGAGGCAACGGCTGTGGAATTGATTGATTCAGCGGATAGTAATCTTTTAAGTTGGGCACCTCCAGCACATCACCGTTCATGATCTTGCGTCCTAGACTGTCAATCATGTCATTGAAGTGGAACGTGATAAACAAGGTATCGTTGTTTAGGAACAGACCAAACTGTGTTAGGTCAAAGTCAATGTCTTGGTGATTGTAAACCCCACGCATGCAGTACACATCCTGATCATATATTCTGTCACGGTTTTCCAACAACAGCAAGTCTTGGATGTTTAATGGATCTAGGGTGTCATAAATGGGCTGAGTAGCATCACCATTGCCGGAAAATGCTGAATCCTCACCACCAGTTTGCGGACCCATGTATTTGTGCAGGAAAATGTCCATTCCCCCGACTGTGTACATTTCGGAGATGGTGCGATCCAAAAATTGGTAATCGCGGGTTCGGTTTGGTCTATAGAGTGACAGTCTAGGCATAGTACTACTATTTATGTACGGTTGACCAATAAATCCCAAAGTGCTATAATTACTGTATTAATCCTAAAGGAGCCCTTGTGAAACCCGTTAAACTCTTGAATCCTCGCAGTTCAGATACCAATGTCATGGGTGGGGAGCCTGCATGGCGTTCGCAACCCACAGAAAATCGCATCAGTGCGTTAAGCAAAGCATTTTCCTGGTACAATTACTTTTACGGCAAAAAAGATGCCCGTGACATGATTGTAAACTACTTGGAGTCGCAGGACCGCAAGGCAGATGTGCGCACATTAAAACGCATACCGGATTCGGCCATACGACTGACCACAGGGTGGTTGTGCCGTATGAAGATGGTGGGACTGGAGTTAACTGAAACTGAACAAATCAAACTGGACAACTTACTGAAAGAAGTGCTGGCCAGCAAACAAACAGCAGAGGTGGAATCTGAGCCCGTGGCAGACACCCCAGCACGGCCCAACATACAAGATCGCTTGCGAGAAAAAGTCGGCGAGTGTGCGGCCGAACTTGACGGCATGTTTGACGAATTCATGATGGCCGGAGCCCGAATGTCAGCAGACTACAAACCCATCATGATGATTCGTGGTATGAACGTGGCACCGCAAATGATCAGTGAAATTGCCAATCGTTGGAAGCGCAAGTTGGTGGAATTCGAAGCGGCAGTAGAAGGCAAGGACCCACTCCTGGTGGAAGCATACTCTTATCTAACCAAAATTCAATTGCGTAATTGTGTAAAGTTTTGCGAAGCAGTGATCAATGACTGCGGTGCTTATGTACAGATCAAGAAAGTGGAACGCAAACCACGCAAGGTCCGAGCAGTACCTCCAGAAAAACGTGCCGCAAAGTTCAAATGTATTGCAGAGTTTGCTGAACTAAAACTCAAAGGCTTGGCAGCCGCAAGTTTAGTGGACAAGGCTGAAGCCTGGTTGTACGACACCAAGAAACGCAAACTGATTCACCTTGTGGCAGACAGTCACACACAGGCATTCACTATTAAAAACAATAGTGTGATTGGGTACAGTACTGTAGAAACCTTACAAAAAACTGTGCGCAAGCCTGCAGATGTTGTCAAAGCAATACAGGCCGCAGGCAAGCCAGCCGCACGTAAGATCTACAAGGACTTGACCACAACAGAAACACCCTGGAATGCCCGGGGCACTGAGAACTTGATCATACTCAAGGCCTGGTAAATAAGGGGGAACGGAGTTCCACAATGGCTGAACAAAATACCTTACCCGAGTTAAAGCAAAACCTTATTGAGTATTGCAAATTGACCATGGGTGATCAAATTATTGATCTTGAACTAGACCCTGCACACTACGAAGCGGCTTATCAGCGCACCATAGGTGTGTACCGTCAACGTGCCAACAATGCCTACGAAGAAGCCTACATCTTCATGGAGTTGATTCGTGACCTCAACATCTATACTTTACCCCAGGAAGTTTATAGTGTGCGTCAAATTTTCCGCAGAACGTTTGGCGATTCAACTGGACCGTTCGCATCAAACTTCGATCCGTTTGCGCAGGCTTCGATCAACGTGTACCTCATGAACTTCAACGTAGCAGGTGGACTTGCCACATACGACTTCTATTCACAGTACGTTGAATTGGCTGGGCGTATGTTTGGCGCCTACATGAACTACACCTGGAATCCTGTCACAAAGAAACTGCAACTGATTCGTGATCCCAAAGGCACTGGCGAAAATGTTCTGCTCTGGGTGTATCAAACCAAACCTGAAATTCAATTGCTGAGTGACTACCAAATACAGCAGTGGATCCGGGACTACATGGTTGGTGCTTGTAAAATGATCATTGGTGAAGCACGTGAAAAGTTTTCAACCATTGCTGGTCCACAGGGCGGTGGTCAACTGAACGGTGCCGCAATGAAGTCAGAGGGCCAGGCCATCATGGATGCCAAGATTGAAGAACTCAAAATGTATGTGGATGCAAGTCAGCCACTCACCTGGGTAATTGGCTAATTCAAGTTTGATATTGATCTAAAAATCTGCTATACTACATGTATGGCACACCTAATGATTGATCTTGAGGGTCTGGCAACAGGCCCTGATACTACTATTCTCACCATAGCCGCTCAAGCATTTGACCCGTTTGGGGAAGGCTACTACGACCAACACTATTATGCCAGAGTAACACTAGAGAGCCAAGAAAATCGTTCAATTGATGATGGCACAATAGCATGGTGGGCTACACAACCTGCCCATGCTCGTGAAGAAGCATTTGGTGAGCAAAATCGAATCCCCCTAGATCAAGCACTGGATGAACTGGGCCGGTTGATTTGGCACTCTAAGATGATCTGGGCACAAGGCCCAACGTATGATTGCAATATTCTTGAGCATGCCTACAAGAGTTATCACAAACCCCTGCCGTGGAAATATTACCAAGTGCGAGACTCAAGAACTGTGTTTAGTTTATGGTCTGAGTTGCCTATTCCTCCCACCAGTCACCACGCTCTGGAAGATTGCCGTAGACAAATTGGTATGTTGCAAAACACGCTTAAATATCTCAACGTAAAGGAACTCAAATGAAAAGCAACTGGGAGTATACAAAAAGTCGTAGCAATTATCATTTTGATGATTTTCGTCACGACAGCCCAGGCGACAGATTTAGAATTCTAGGGCAATATCAGGTCACATGGCAACAAGAACTTGAACACATCAAGTCTCGAACTCGTCCCATGACCTGGCGCAATAGAAAAAGCACAGTGGCCACTCCAAGACCTGCCAGTCTAAGTCCTCACATAGCACAAGAAGAATATGATATTGTACAGGGTGGTGGTGATCCAGACATGGAACTGACAGATGTGTTTGATGATCTAGACTGTGTGCCCAACATCAAAAACTTGTCTGCGCAGTATGCCCTGGACCAGGAAAAAACACGAGTGCATGTACAGCGCACAGGACAAGTGTTCAATCAACACATTGACAAACTGGACATGGTGTACCCTAATAGCGACCCATCTGACATTGTCAAATTGGTTGTGATGCTGGAAGACTGGCGTCCGGGACAATTTTATATTTACGGAACCTGTACCTATACCCACTGGCGTGCAGGTGATGTACACTGGTTTGACTGGGCAAACACTCCTCATTCTACAGCCAATGCAAGTCACTATCCTAGATACAGTGTCAATATCATGGGCTTGAGAACAAGCAAAACAAATTTAGAAATTTTTCAAAAGGATTGATATGATCATTGGCATCTGTGGATTTATTGGTTCTGGCAAAGACACCATTGCTGACTATCTTGTTAACTTACATCATTTTCGTAGGGAAAGTTTTGCATCAACCCTCAAAGATGCTGTGGCACAAGTGTTTGGTTGGGACAGAACCATGCTGGAAGGGCGTACAAAACAGGCCCGTGAGTGGCGCGAGCAAGTGGACCCATGGTGGGCCCAACGCCTGCACATGCCCACCTTGACCCCACGCTGGATACTACAATACTGGGGCACAGAAGTGTGTAGAGCCGGTTTCCACGATGACATCTGGATTGCCAGTTTAGAAAACAAACTGCGCCACAGTCAGGATAATGTAGTAATTTCAGACTGCCGTTTCCCCAACGAGATCCTAGCCATTAAAAATGCAGGCGGCCGAGTTATTAGAGTCGCTCGTGGCGCTGAACCCTCTTGGTACGATGCGGCAGTGAGCGTGAATCGTGGAGCCAACGGCAATAGTACTTGGTCCCTGAGTCAGCGCAAACTAGAAAAATTAAAAATTCATGCCAGTGAAACTGCCTGGGTTGGTACCCGGTTTGATACGGTGCTAGATAACAACGGTACACTAGACGACTTGTAT